TTACTTCTTTTTTTGTGTATATGCAATACTTGCTGCACTTAATGATGTACCGCAAGCCTTTGCAATCTCTTCTGGGCGCATATCACAAATGATATGCATGGGCATAAGTAATGCAGCCGCAAAAGTGTTTGCCTGCCATTCTGATTTGCGATATGCCGGAACATTATACGTTGAGTCAATTCGGCTCATTGCAAGATCAACATTCCTGTGCATGAAATAATGCCCTAATTCATGTGCAAGGGTAAAACGATCTCTCCCATTTCCATTACACGCGCCGTCATAAACACTCTGACGAATTCGCATCAAATTTAGCTGCGGATTATAATTTGCAGCATCTTGACCGAATTCCGAGTCTTCAATGATTTCAAAATTGAATTCGGAATCAAATGCAGGAAGTGCTACTTCGATCATTTCAACAACCGGAAAAAACGCTATATTTTCCAAACCAAATCTTTGCCGAACCATCAATGCCAGTTTTTGAATATCTCGTTTGCTTGCCGGTGGTACTAGAAACTCACTCAAGCGCAACCCTCCTAGTTCTTTTTATGCAGGATTTTTAGGATTTCATCCATCTGCTCAGAAGATAGCTCGTTGAATTGTCGTGCAAAAGCAAGTCCTACATCCCGTCGTCTATCCGATGCATACTCTAAAGAGAAACTCACTTCTTCACGAGTAGTTGCAAATGCATCCCACAATTCATTCTGCTCTTCATCATTTAGATGATACTTACTGATGATGTCCTCCATCATTTTATACTGCGGCTTCCGTTTTCCATTCTCAACTGCCGACAGATTTGCAGAAGAGATGTCCAAAATGTCCGCCATGTCTTTCAACCGCTGTCCTTTGTCAATCCGCAACTTGCGGAGATACTTAGCCAACTCCGTTAACATAGCCCATGCCACCTCCTCGTTTGGTATGTTTCTACTATACCTCGTACGATTCAATTTGTCAATACACTTTTGTGAAGAAATTTTACAATTTTGTAAATTGTAAAAAATTCCCCTCCGAGAGCCGGTATAACACCAGTTCCCAGAGGGGTTTCTCTTTACTTCTCCATCGCCTCGGCCAGCTTGCGGATCAGCTGTTCGCCGTACTGGTACCGCAGCAGATACTCGATGGTCTGCTCCTCCAGACCGGCAACCTCCTGCACAGTGTCGATGGCGGTCTGCACCTCGGCGGTACCGTCCGGAACGAACGTGCGGCACTGCGGTGCGGTGATGCTCGGAACCTTGCGAACAGCGTCATACCCGATCATAAAGCCTGCCTGCTGGAGCGATCTCATCTTGATATAGTTAGTGGCGTCCTTTGTAATGACGTCGCACTCGTAGGTCTTGCCGTTGAGCAGGACCTTTTTCTTTTCTACCACTTCGTCGTCCTCCTTCTTTGGCTCGGGTTCAACCGGCGCGGTCAGCCGCGCCTTGAACTTGCGCCACAGGCTCTCATCACGCACCCACGGTTCCGGACAGTCTTTGCCCGTTACGTCGTAATGCCGCACAACATGATCCACGTCGATACCGTACTTGTCCATCAGCCAGCGCACCAGCTCAACGGTATGATCTACCGTCTGAGCGGTAATGACATACTTGCCGTTTACCTTGTCCGAGCACATCTCCACACCCAGGCTGTTGCGGTTCATACAGATGTTATGCAGCGGGTGATGCGAGCTTTCCAGCGGACCGCCGCAGTGCCATGCACCGTCTATATCGCGGACAGACTGCACAACACTGTGCTCATCGACAAAATAATGCGCCGACGCCTGCAAGCCGCTGTTGTTATGGAAATACTGCGCATTATTCATGGCGGTATCACCGTTACCGGCCGTATAGTGTACGACAATATACTTGATACTGTTGCCGCCACGTCCCGAATAGAAGTTGCTCGAGTCAGCCTGCAGAAACGGAATATTCGTCATAGCGCACCTCACTTTTCCAACGGCGCAGTGTACGACTTTGCCCTGTCACTATCGGTCAAACCGCTGGTAGTCGGGTCATTAAATGCCGACCACACATTGCAGGCAATCAGAAACAGGCAGTACGGATTTGCCGCCGTGGCCTTGATGATCTGCCACACGCCCGCCCAGGTGGTCATATCCGCAGCGGTCAGACCGGCATAGGCCAGAGCCGTTGCAAACGCGCCAAGGGTGATCTGCACCCAGAATACCGGGTTCTTGATTCTGATTTTCCAGTTCATAAGTACCTCTCTTTCTCAGTTCAAACCAAGCTGCCGAGCGACATAGCCGACGAAAATGCCGACGAGTGCCGTCGCGCCGTAAGCCACAACCTTGCGCCACATCGCGCCGTCGCGGTCCTCGAGCGTCTCCAGCCGCCTGCCCTGCTTTTCCTGCTCTTTCACCATGCTCTCGATGCTGGAAGCCAGCTTGCTGACCGAGGCTGTCAGCTGGTTCAGCTCGCGCATATTATCCTCCAACAGCTCGATGCGCTTATCCTGCCGACGATTTTCTTCCTCGAGCCGTCGGCGAAACTCTTCGTGCTCGGCACGAGTGATCGGATTATCCATAAAACCTCTTTTCCCTCGAGGCGCAAAAACGCCCCGGTCTGTCGTTCTTGACAAAGCCGGAGCATATGCTATAATATAATCAAAGGGACGCTGTTACAGCAGTCAGACCCTCATGCAGTCGATCTATTTAAGATGACCGTTTCGGTGCCAGCCGGACGGTCATCGCGCTTTTATACAGAAAATGTACAGCAATACTGCCGCACACACAAAAAGCCTAAATGCTTTCTTCTGCATCCGCGCCACCCCCTTCCTGCCGCAGACTGCGGGAAAGGAAAAGAGGGTCTGACCGCCATATGTAACAGCGTCCGTTTGTATTATAGCATACGCTGCCGAACCCTGTCAATGAACCGCCTTTTCAGGCGGTTTTTCTTGTTTTACAGCCCCAGCAGGCGCTTATCCTCCACGCTCAGCAGATCCGGTACACCGGTCTGCACGCTGCGCCAGTGCTTGTACTGAGCGCGGGCCAGCGCGTTGTGCTTGAGGTGGTGATCGTTATCGAACATATCCAACTGCACGCCGATATCGCCGGGGTACTTCTTGATGGTTGCATAGTTCTTGATGTAGATGTTAGATTCGTACATGATTTTGTCCTTTCCGGGCTGTTGCCCTATCGCAAGTGTAAAAATCCCGGTGGATTACTTGTTGTAGTCATCGCCGGTGATTTTTTTGTACTGCTCGGCGGTGATTTTCTTCTTCATCACCGCATTGCCGACCATTTTCTTGGTCCACAGGCCGGCGTCGTAATACTTCTTAATGCGGTCAAACCAGTTAGCCATTTCACTGCACCTCCGTATCGGTCATCATGCTGATGTAGTCCACCTGAGCCGCCAGTGCGGTGTTGCTGGTTTCCAGCTCCTCCACCTTAGACACCAGCTGCGAGATTGCCTGCGCGGTCGTGTCGGCGGCGGCCGTGGTGCAGATGGCGGTGTAGGTCTGCTTGTCCTTGTCGTAGGTGATGGCACGCAGCGCATAGCCGCCGTGCGCCTCGACCAGATCGCCGTCATCGGTGCGGACCTCGACCAGAGCGGTGTTCAGATTGGACACCGCATCAAACGTGGTTTCGGTCAGCGTCAACGTCAGGCTGTCGCCCTGGCACTGATAGTCCAGCGCCTTGATTCCGTTGATTTTCATTTGTCCTTCCTTTCCGCGGTTAAACCGCTACATATTTGTTATACTGATGCCGGATTGTTTCGTCCGACATTTCAGCGTAAATTTGGGTGGTTGCTATATTCTCGTGGCCAAGCAGCCGCTGGATGACCGCAATATCCATGCCGCCGTTAAGCGCCAGCGTCGCAAACGTATGACGCAGCAGGTGCGGATGCACCCGCTTATCCAGACCGGCCCGCAGGCTGATTGCCCGAACCATGCGCTGAATGGCACGCGGCTTGAGCGGCTCATACGGCGATTTGCTGGAAACAAACAGACCGTCACCGCCCTTGCGGGATACCATATACTCCTCAATCATCAGGCGTGCACGGATGCTGAAAAAGACAACACGATCCTTGTCACCCTTGCCGGTGACCTGCACCGACCGGCTCATCAAATCGAGATCAGAGGCCGACAGCTGAGCAACCTCGCTCAGACGGCAGCCGGAGGAAACCAGAAACTCGATCAGTGCCTTTTCGCGGTAAGTTACGCAGGCATCGCGCAAGCGTTCCAGCTCTTCCACCGTCAGCGCCTGGCGGGCACCTACCTTGTCGATCTTGATGGACTTGATCTTGCTCATCGGGTTCTTCTTGATCTTTTCCTCCATCGTGAGCCAGCCGAAAAACGCCCGCAGGCTGTTGATATGCGTCTGCAGTGACGTTTCCTTGAGATTGCGCGCTTCGTCCAAAAAAGCAATGTAACCTCGGATGTCGTCGGTGGTGATTTTGGCCGTGCTCTTGGTCACTTTAGATGCAAATAATTCAAGGTGGCTGCGGTAGTTCGCCAACGTTCTGGCGGATAGACCGTCAATCTTCTTTGCGCCCAGATAGTGCTTGATCCGCCGCTTCAAGTCGCTGCGCTGCTCATCATTTTCCTTAAAAATAATGTAGCCTTTTAAGATAGCGTCGAGTTCTTCCGCGGTCGGCGTTCCCGCCGCAAAAGTTGCGAGAAGCTGCCTTGTCAGCTCTGTTTTTGCCGTCATGTTGTAATTCCCCTTTCGGATTTTGTATGTTTATTATACATACTAAAATCCAAAATGAGGAGTGTTTGCGCCGCATTAGGTTGCTATGGCGGCCGTGGCTGCCTCTCAGGTTGCTATGGCGGCCGTGATCGGAAACGCCACTGCACTCAATGCCGTGGTGACCTCTTCGGTTGCTATGGCGGCCGTGGCGGCCTCCAACACTGCTACAAAGGCCATCGCCGCATCTCAGGCCGCTTTGAACGCGATTGCGAGCAGTACAACGGCGCTGGATGCACTTTATGCCAAGAAAAGCCGCCTGACTGGTGCCAGCGCATCTAAATCCGGCAAATTTATTATTCTGGAGATCAGCGCCAACAGTGCATTTGATACATCGAGGTATGGCTATGCTACTCTGTCTGATGGCAGTCAGCCTAATTGGCAGGATTATAAGAGTAAGTACACCTACTTTAAGCAGTTTAAGAAGATCGCCACATACATCAAAAACGATACCGAAGGTGATGACTGGATCGACTATTTTCCGTGCGGTTGATGGCCTGAAACAGCCTGTTCTTTGTTACGCATTATCTTCCTAAGACGTACCACATGCCTCAGATACACTGTTTTTACGCGGTGTATCTGAGAAAATGCAGCGCAAAGATGCGTAGCTGTACCAAAACAGCGGATAAATCAGGCCATATTCAAGCGATTGCTACGCATTAGGAAGATAATGCGTAGTAAATCACGTCCAAAATTCAGGCTGCTTTGCAGGGGATATAGACAAATGTAACCTGACCCGAGGTAGAAGAATTAGCGTTGGCGAAAGCCTCTAAACCGGCAGATGTAGTGAACAGATTGATGCTCTGTGCACTGCCTGTTGAAGAATACGTCTTGGCTCCGGATGCAGTTTCCGAAGTGTATACATAGCGCACACCGAATGTCCAACCAGAATTATTATGAGTCGCAGAGATGATAAAGCACGGGCCGTTCGTTACCAATTTAGCATAATTACCGTTGCATGCACTGGTACTTACGCTCTTTTTCAGCGAGCTGGAAGCCAAAGCAGCCAATGCAACGGAAGAATTGGTAATCGCAACTCGAGCTTTACCCGATCCGGCAATGGCCGCCATAGCAACCTGAGAGGCAGCCACGGCCGCCATAGCAACCTGAGAGGCAGCCACGGCCGCCATAGCAACCTGAGAGGCTGCTACCGCCGTCATGTCAGCATAGCCTGACGGGTCCAGATTAGCGAGGATTGCAACGGTCTTACCCATAACTGCGCTGGTCGCTCCGGTAAACGTTTTCCACGCTGTCGCATTGGCCTGCAATGCCTTGATTGCGGTGTCGCTGCGCCACATAGCAGCCATTGCTACCGGCGATTTAACAATAGCCGCCATAGCAAC